TGTACAGTATATATGATAAGAAAACATCTATCGATCCATTAGAAACATTGCACGGTCGTTTGATTCGTGAATTAGTGGATGGTACTAACTTTAATCACTTTTTGGAAAGTGATCAAAAGTTGGTACATAGAGTGATATTGGAAAAAAGTATTGGAATGCGAGGAAATATGAACAGTATTGAAAATAGCATATCAATGCGTCTTAAAACGGATGTTTTGAATACAATAAACAAATTTATGAATACTCTGAAAACACAACGGAAAACCGATCCAGAAGTTAAAAATAAAAAAGGGGTATACGATAAGTTTTTGATTCAGATGAAAAATCTTAATAAAGAGTTTTTTAAACATGTACACAAGATAGATGTGTATTCAATTGGAATAACAATGATAAACATTTTGAAAAAACAGGGTCGGGAAAATATTATTGCCCAATTGAAAGCGTCCTTGGATGATGATCTTATAAAAAAGGCGTTTATGCTCAAAAAGATAATTGACGGTTGTGTAACGTGTAATATGTACGAAAGGTATACATTTAATAAGTTGATAAAAGCAATAAAGGAGTTTAATACGGACATTGTGATATCCCACCCTACAGAAACGTTTCAAAATGCAGACAACTTACTCATGGATAAGACTGTTTCGAAACAAAGAAAATGTACAGGTATCAGTATAGATGACTTGATGAAGATCGCCCGTAAAAATGGTGTTAAGTTGATAGGATATACTGATAAAGATGAAATATGTGACGAGTTGCAGAGTTACTTGCCAAAAACATATAAAAAAGAGATGGCTGATGAATTAATGGGATGGCCATTTCAAAACAAAAAGATAAAAGTTAAAAGCATTCCATCATTTTCTCGAAAAACACATGTATCAAAGGAAAATAAAGGACTCAAGAATAAAATGAAAAGATTGCTTAAAAAAGTAAAAACAATTTACAACACAAACAAAAACAATACTAAGAAAAGTAAATAGAGATTTCAGTTTATTAGAACTCTATTTATTGTATAATAAACTTAAAGTTTTATAACCTTGAACATTGCTTTAATTTTTGAAACATAACTTGTAGGAGACGTGTTGTTCGTATTGAAATCGTTTGAAATAACTTTTATGTGTTTTGTGATGCTTAGCTTTGGATCCTTTAATCTGCATAAATAGTTGCATAGGATGTACCCGTTTCTGAATATCACGCAATGGTCTGTTACGTGTGGATTTTTTTCAAGTTTTTTGTTGCATGGGTGTGTATACTCTGAGTTCAGAGTGCAAAAAACGATGTAGTTGCCTGTTTTTGTTCGTTCTTGAAGACAATCGATAATCTTTCTTAGATTTCCTTGAATCGGTTCTAACATATACTCATTTGTTTGCATGACTGTTGTGAAAAAATCGAATGGTATTTTTGAGTTGACAGGTTCATGAATATCAATGTTAAACTCTGTATCATCGAAAAGATATTTTTGCTGATACTCTTTGAACGCTTGATTTAATACATGTTTGAATGAATGACGAGGTCTTCTAGAGAACAACAGTCGTTGCATGACGAATAAAATACATTCTCCTTCCACAACGACGTCTGTATCCACACGAACATTTGAGTCGGGTGTGTATTGGGCGTGTTGTAATTGTGTATGATTATCCACCTGTGAAATGTTTTTGAAGGCAGTATTCGATAGATCCACATCTTTACCAGAGGGTTCATTTGGAGATGTGCTTAAAGCATCTTTAATGTCTTGTGGTATGCTTATCATGAATAAGAATGGGTCGTTCGTGTTTTCGAAGTTGTTTGTGTCGAGCGTGCATAGTGATGTGTCGTCTTCGATGTTCATCGAAAATAATGAGAATTTTGTTTAGGTGTGGCTTCAAGTAAACCGAAATAATATTCTAAATGTTTAATTATTTTCGTGATTTATTTTCGTATTTTTTTCTTATATAAGAGAACATAGTTGTTTGTTGACTCATAATTTAAGATGTTTCGTACGGCATCGCGCGATCAATTTGATGGCATGGATGAATTTGAGTATCGTGAACAACATCCACGTAAGCGTATGCGGTACGAGGTGAACAACGCGTACCATCGTGAAGATGATTATCACCATGATGAGCATTCCAAGGACTCTATGATGCGCAAGGTGATGAATTTGGAGCGTATTGTTGAACAAGAGCGACATAACGCTGCCATCGCAGAGCGCAAGAGACGTCAGACACTACGTGCATTTTTTACGTTGGTACATGATGCGCGTTATCACGCAACACTGATGCGTAAATGGATTGAGAGACAGTCTCAAATGGACGAACAAGGAGAACTGGAGAAGTCTTCCACTGATATTATACATGAGATCAAAGCTCGTGTTGACAAGATCATCACTCTTGGACACTGTCCGTTATCTGGCGAACCACTTGGGGAACAGACGTACATTAACACTTGCGGACATATTTTCGAAAAGTCTTCGCTAGCTCCAAAAACTATGGAGTTGTGTCCAGAATGTTCTCACAAGATGGTCTACCCGCGGTATTTTTAATGTATAATACTGAATAAATAAACATCAGAAAATATATATTTAGTTCACTCTGATGCAAGTGTAATTATTATATGTTTGTTATGTTTCATTTGAGTTATTAATGAGTTCATCAGTTTCTTATTGTGTTTTATATTCAACTAAACAATACACTGCGGTTTCCATATAAATCGCTACCTTTTTGGTGAGGCATATATAATATTTTGATGAAATAACTAAATTAATTATATACTTTTACAAATGGTATATATTTATATCCTAAAATTGGAAAAGGGTAAATTTTATATTGGTAAAACAATGAACCCTTCTTTCCGATTAGATAGTCATTTTAACTAAAAGGTATGGACTAAAATGTATAAACCAATAAAAATGATAGAATTAATACCGAATTGTGATGATTACGATGAAGATAAATATACAAGAATGTTTATGGATAAATATGGAATTGACAATGTTAGAGGAGGTTCATTTGTTTCAGTAGAACTAGATCAATCTACTATTAATTATTTGAAACAGATGAAAAATGGAACAAATGATAAATGTTTTAATTGTGAAAAATCAGGACACTTTGCAAAAGATTGTAAAGCATGAAAAAAAGAAATAGTTTGGTGTTGCGAATATTGCGATAAAGAGTTTATTGATAAAAAGAAATGCGAATACCATGAACATAATTGTAAATATAATTATGAAGATAGTGAAGATAGCAAATACAGTGAAGATACTGAAGACAGTGAAGATAGTGAAGATGAATATAATCACAGATGTTTTAGATGTGGTAGAGAAGGACATTATATGAATTCGTGTTATGCATCAAAACATGTTAGAGGTCATTATTTAAAATAAATGTTTCTTTGTTTCACAATGTCGTGTAAATTGTTAAAATAATTATTTTAAGAAATTTAGTTTTACTCTGATGCAAGTGTAAGTATTTTACTATGGATAGTGTTGCACACTGAAAGAAGTTCAATAATGGTTGAGTCTTCACATGCGTATCCATGAGGTACGAGTTCATCTGCACCAATCCAGTGTTCGCTGTTTTCCTGTAGATGATCAACAACAAAATAAACATGTTACAATGAAAACACAAATACAGCCAAAAAAAACACAAATACAGCCAAAAAAATGATGAACAGAGAATGTTTAAGATGACACACCTCTCCAGTCGTTTGCACGTGCAACATCAATTTTGTACCATTTATTTTGAATCCATTGATGGTGTTCCCAGTTACTGGAGAGACACAAGCCGGTATGATCTTGATTGGAAATTTTGGGGTTGTTTGAATTTCACCGGCATTGCGAACTGCGAATGTGTGATGAGTGGAACTTGATGCTGATGTTTTACTCCCTGCTTCTATATTGATCTCCAAGATTTTCTGATTCAGTGTTTTAATATGATCTCTGAGTGTTTTAACGTGCAAAGGTTCGGATTGACTCGGACGTCCTGGTCGAACGTTATACCTTTTGTACTCTTGATACGCATCCTGTGGAAGTTCATGGAAAATAAAAATGAATAAAACAAAAGAAAAGAATAAAAAACAAAACAGTGAATCTTGGGTATAAAAGATACCTTTTTTTCCTTCAGAAGATCTTGTAGGGTTTCTTCGTATTCTTCGTATTCTTCGTCTTCTTCATCAGATGATAACATATTGAATATGTGAACCTGTGAAATGGACAAAAATAGAGATGTCAAATAGTTATATGGATAAGATGAACTCAACATCATGTTGTCACACGCGGTTTCTGTATCTTGTTATTTTTGGAAAGGATACAAACATCACCACCATCGCGATGACATGCAGAGATAATATACACGGATAATCAGACACCTATTGTTACTTGAAACATGATGATCACGTTTATTTTTGAAAAAGTGAACAAAAGATGCGTGATAGAAATGTCGTGACTGAGAAAGAGAGTGTCCAATATGTATCAAGGTACATATGTGAACATGAACACATACCTGAGGACGAGATGAGTCGCCGAAAGCGATTCACAATATATCTGAGTTAGAATACTGTTACGTTGTTACATAAACTCATTTCTAGCGGATCGACGTGGCGGCGGATCCACGCGTGTGTCACTCTCGGATACTATGACCGATTGACGGATACCATGTGAGGTAACATACTCACTATACACACTTTCGATGTTAATAGATGGGAACTGGTGTTGTGTGGAGATATGATCTTCATCGTAGTTTCATCTGGAGTTGCTAATATTCGGATGTGGGAATGGATTTACAGATGATTGGCATAGTTGAACGTCTGTTGATGATACCACATCAAGATATTATTTGTCAACAACACGAGGTACATTAAAAAATATGGATCACATACTCATGGATAACGATGGAATAGAAATTGAGGTAAGTGATAATTGTGAAAAATGATGCATGTGATATGGTGGTGTAGTCAACAGTTGACAACACATTAAGTTTTTGTATATGGATGGATTTGTTTGATTTATGAACGGTATATCATGATGATGATGATGAGTTTGTTATTTTTCAGGATAATTTAAACTTGAACGACTTGGACATGATGAAAACTTCTGAATTGGTCAACCAGATATTGAATCATGATTACGAGGTATTTTTGAAATGATGATGGTATTGATTTTTGGAGTGTTTTTATTTCTCTGAATTGAATGTGTGTTTTTTATTGAAGGTTTTGCAAAATTTGACTTCTCCTTCTACATCAATCGAACCACTCACTCCAGATATTTTCACATCGCTTGATAAAAAATTTCAACATGGGATGGTGAGTATGTATATTTTTTAATTTGTTTTCTTTTACGGTTTTTTTTTTTTTGAAAATTAGATATATGTTTTGATGTATGCAGGAAATACAAAGACCATACATGTGTATACGCGATACAAGTTCTACATCAGATTTCGTGGATGATGTGATTGAGTACGATCGCAAATATGAACTTTACTTGATTCGGTGGATTATCGATGAGAATGCAAAGAAATCAGAGTACTCGTGGCAACGATTGTCGAACATGAATGATGCTTGTAAGCTTTATTCTATTAATAAATTTAAAGTTAGATGATTCATATCTGTGAATTACTAACGACGAAAAATATCAATAAGAACTACTTTACAAAATATATGATTTTGAAATGTCAGTAATATAAAATATGTGTTTTTTTGTGATTATGGTAGTACACTTATTGCTAATGATGGTATTCCCGATATATTTCATTCGTCTGATATATTTGTTTCATGATGCGAATTGCAGAGTCACGGAGCGTGATTCTAGTTTGCATCTCTCATCAACTCCTGCTTGTGGGTGGCGCGCTAGACAGACACGCGATGCACGAAGAACCACTTCTCCTGCTCCTGATCATCCCCCGGCTCCAGTGGCAGGTACCATGCACCATCGTCCGAATTGCAAAATGACAACAAATTTTAAATCAAATTTTAAATGCATGGTTATCTCACCGAGTCACTTGATGCAATATAGGATAAAAGCGCAGTTAGCATGTAGTCTGTTTGAAAATGTGTTGATTCACGCTCGAGAAGGTTTAGCGAATTGGTCAGCCATTATTCCAATTTGGATGTCACGCGCCAATGAAATCAAAATACCTATCTTCTGGATGGTTTCTGATTGGTCTTTCAACAATGAAGATATATTTGATTTAAAAAAGCTAGGTCCAAACGAGTTATTTCTTCCAGGGGAAAGAGGCCAAAGTGGTAATATCGTAAAAGAATTGAGGACAACAGAAAATACAGAATTCTTAGTAAAGCACACGCTTGATATTATTGACCATATAATACAAAAATTTCCACATGTACGACTAATTTTTTGGTGTCTATATGCACGAACAAAGATTCGTAAATCTAATACGTATGATGCTGCTTATGGATATGACGCAATGCGTCAGCGATATCATAATAACTGTGTTGACATTGATATGTACCTAAAAAGCGAAAATACGACTTTTGATAAAAGTATTATCGACGACGGAGGACACCCGAACCATAAAGGATATTCGATATTAAGAAATATTTTCGCATGCTAACAAAAAGTGACCATTGTATAAGTGTATTAAATATATGTTCTTATGAAGTATTGGTGAACGCTGAATGAGATTCATATGAGATTACGCGTAAATGAAAATGGTTTAAGGTATTTACTTGTTTATAAACCCAATATTTATGAATGGATGATTACTTGCTAATATCTTTTACGAATGAGTATCATAAATTGTATGAGAAATATAAGTATGTTTTCATTCTGACTCAATACAATTTAACTTTTAATGTGAATACTGATGAAGATATGAAATACAAAGTGATAAGGAATATTGCATTTGATGGAAACCATTTGGAAACAATCAAAAAGTTATTGGATGACATTCCATTTAAGTTTGAGAAAGTAACTTTTTTGGACGATAATATGAATTTGAAACAATTGATGATTCCATATGAGTTGTATTCTTCGATTCAAAACAAATATGACCCATCTAAAATAAAAGTGGTGGTTGCTTATTATAACGAAGATCTGTCATGGGTGAGATACTTGCGTAAAGAATGTTGTATAAACGATATATTATTAATTTCAAAGAAAAATGGAGATCATCCTGATTACAAAACTGTGAGTTTGCCAAATATTGGAAAAGAGTCACATAGTTTCATGTGGTACATAGTGAACAATTATGAAAAGCTTCCAGAAATTGTTTTTTTTTGTCAAGGCGGTGTCACATCGAACGAAATGAAGTATCTAAAGTTTATGTATGTTGTGAAGAATCTGTGTAATGTAGAGAAGAATGGTGTGATCGCTTTGCCAGGACAATTAGGTTTTAGATATGGTGCATTTGACTACGATTTTAAGATTGATGAACATCATTCATCAAACCCATTAAACGAAAACTTAACATACGAATTGATTCCATCGAAAGTACGCCCTTTCGGCAAATGGTATCAAACATTCATCACGAATGATCTAACGAAAATTTCAAAATATGGTGTTTCGTATAATGGAATTTTTTGTACGACGAGAAAATCTATATTAAAGTTTTCTAAAAAGACATATGAAGAATTGTACAAACAGAGTTCCGTAGGCGAAAGTACTGAGGTTGCTCATTATTTAGAGCGTTCATATTATAGCATGTTTGTAAATAATTATTTGATTGATAGAATAACAGATTTGAATGAATTTCATGTATTCAATATTGTGAATGGTGAGTTATTAGATGAACAGAAAACAATGTTTGCACATAGAAACAATCGAGTATATTTTTTTTCGTTATTGTTAAGGGATGCTATTTCATCCCTTGGAAGAAGCGTTTCATTGAAAATAGGGTATATCTATAGTGATATCGGCATAATGAAAAATGAAGAAACTGTAATGAACTTTTGTGATATAGTTTTTTATGTTGTAGATACATATCCGTTGAAAAGAAGTAATGTCAACAAGAAATATGTTCAAATGGGTTCTTTTGATTTTGAATGGTTTGGAGAAAACAGATATGACGAAGAAACAAAATTGGTGGCAAAGATGGGTGAAACACCATCAACAACGAATAAAATTGTTTGGTATGGAAATATTCAAACAAATCCAATTAGGCAACTGTTTTATTCAATTGCTGAAAAATATCCAGATACGTTTCATGTTGTAAATGTAGATAAAATTGTAAGTGATATATGGCACAATCCCAAGTTTTTGTCGGTTCTAGAACAAGTGAAAATGGCTAAATATCTTATTGATCTTCCAGGGAATGGATGGAGTGGACGAACACAAACACTTATGTTTTCAAATCGACCATTACTAATAGTAAAGCCATATTTTGTAGAGCATTGGTTTTATGAATTAGTACCGTGGAAACATTATATTCCGATAAAGTCTGACTTGAGTGATTTGTTAATTGTTGTGAAGTGGTGTTTTGAGAACGAAGAGAGAGCGAATAAAATTGCGGCAAACGCATTATATTTTGCGAAAAATAATTTGAAAAGGGAGCACGAGGTGGGTCGTATTCGCGAAAGTATAATGAGAGTTTGTTAGAGTAATTCCTGTTTAAAGAACAAAGTTATATTGTTTTTTAATTAAATAGTTAATATAATTATCTATACTTATAAATATATGAGTGTTCATTTCAAAAAAAGATTATTGAAACTGAACAGCTGGGTAAAGTGTATACATTTAAATGTTCAAGTATACATAAAGCGATATATGCGGTAAATTACCCATACAAAATTCTAAAACAAATTTCAACGACACAAACTGAATCTCAAAAAGATGAATTTGCTAAAATACTTGATACTGTTATTAATAAATACAAAAAAGATATTACGAATAGGCTAACTGTTGATGACTTGAAACGTCTTAGGCGAAAACATATACAAATTGTGTATGATGAAACAAATTCTGAAGATATAAATCCAGAATATAAAACCATCATTCGTCGCGGTAGAAACTGGTATGCTATTTATCTTCAGCATAACAATGTTGATAAGAAATTGATTATTGGCAAATGCAAGGATATAAGATGTACAGCTATAGGGTAATAAATGTTCACAAACCTGTTTTCAATGTCGGTCATGGTAGTTGTGTCGGAAAACCTGTTTATTCAAAGGATATCGACTTCAAAGTTTAATTTAAGAATGAACATAGTTCTTAAATAAACGCATCAAGAGTATTCGTTTAATATTTTTGACTGTTATCATATTCCGTTTTGAATTTTATTTTTAATATCTGCACGCAGATCATTTATTGGTTGTATTTGATCATTATTCAACTCAGATGGGGAAGGATTATAGTAATTGCACAAGTCTTGTTCCAAGTCAACAAATTCTCCATCTTTTTCATCATTATATATTCTAAAGAATAATTGGTCTCCTGAAATAGAACCATCCTTAGATTTAGATTTAGATGATATAGAGTTCATTTTATCTAATACCGCTTGTATAATTGATTTTGATAGTTCAAACGTATTAAGAATATACTGTTCATATTTTTTTTTTTTGTTTTCGTGTATATCAACTTGACCATCTGACACCCTAAGATGTTGTTCATATTTAGTATTATTGCTGTATATCGAATTTAACAATTGATCAGTTTTTTTTATTTCTTCAATCTG